TTCATGATAGAGTCTTTATGATGGACCCACCATCTAGGTTTTTAGATACCGATGATGCTGGGGGTCAAACTGATAGTATGTCTAAACTTCTTACTGAACACCAAGGGCCAGTTTATACATGTCAATTAGATGATCGTTGTCCTGGTTTAGTAGAGTATCCAATAGATGAAGTGCTGGCTGGATGCGGATCTCATTATATAAACAATACCGTTGCTTATGCAGTAGCCTTTGCCTTGTGGAATAAAGTTGCAAAAATAAAAATGTTTGGAATTGATTTTAGTTATAAAGGCAATTTGCATTTTGCTGAAGCAGGCAGAGCTTGTGTAGAATTTTGGTTAAGCAAAGCAATGTTCAACGGTATCGAGATTGAGGTTGCTCATACAAGTGGATTGCTTGATACAGCAGTTCCTGCGGAAGAAAAACTTTATGGCTATCATCGTTTAGAAGATCCTTTGGTTGTTATTACAAATGAGAAAGGGGTCTTAATTGCTAAAAAAAGAAGTCAGCTGCAACAATTTAGAAGAGAGCAAGAACCTGTTTTAGTTGACAGGAATGATACCCACCTTAAAAAAAATAAAGTAGGAGAGCCTAACAAATGGTAATGAGTTATAAAGCTGGACCCGAGCTAGGGATTATAGAAGTTCATACAACAAATGAAGGAGGGCATCCGCCTAGTTTTTGGGCAAGGCTGTGCGTAGAAAAAATGATACAAACAGAAGATGACACTCCTCAAGAAATAAAAGATCAAGTCAAAGCCTTTAAAGATAATATAGAAAAACTTATTGAAGAATATATGCAAAATGCTATAAAATCTGATAGGATTACAATAAATAATCAATTAGATAAAGCAGGCTTTAAAGAATCTGCTGATTTAATTAGGAAACTATAATTATGGCAATTACATCAACACTTACAACAAGCTTTAAAAAAGAACTCCTTCTTGGCAATCATAACTTTGCTACTAATGGAGATGCTTTTAAATTAGCTTTGTATACTTCATCAGCTACTTTAGGAGCTACCACAACTTCTTTTACTACTACAGGTCAAGCATCTGGTACTAACTACTCTTCAGGTGGAGGCACCTTAACTAAAGTTGCGCCTACTACCGCTGGTACTACAGCTTTTACTGATTTTGCTGATTTAACTTTTGGTACAGCTACCGTTACTGCTAGAGGTTGTATGATTTACAACTCAAGTGATAGCAACAAATCTGTAGCAACAATTGACTTTGGTGGAGATAAAACATCTACCGCTGGAGACTTTACTATTGTATTTCCAGCAGCTGGCGCATCTACAGCGATTATAAGAATCGCCTAGCCTTAAATGGCTATAATCAACGGTTGGGGTAGGAGTACCTGGGGTGCGAGTCCTTGGGGTCAAGCCTCACCAGTTGTACTCTCAGGCTTATCAGCCACATCCGCGCTAGGAACAGCAACAACTGTTAGCGAAAATAATGTTCCTGTTACTTTAGGGGGATCTACAGGATCTGTTGGCTCTCCTAATATAAAAATTATTTTTAGTTTTAATATTACAGGCCAGTCTGCTACAGGTTCAGTAGGCTCTGTAACTTTTGATGCTGAAGCAAATTTAACCCTTCCAACCTTGGTTTCATCTGTAGGAACTCCTACCGTTGACACTATAGGTAATGGCTGGGGTAGATCTACTTGGGGATCTGGTCCATTTGGAATGCCAGTATCTCAAACTAGAACTGTAACAGTTTCTGGTTTTGCAATGACTTCAGCACTTGGAACAGTTGTTCCCGTAGCAAAAGCAGATGTTACTTTATCTGGATTTGCGGCCACATCTGCTTTAGGAACCCTTTCATCTGTAACTGGTACAGCAAACATAACACCAGCCAGCCAAGTTGGAACATCTGCTCTTGGAACTGTTGCGGCCCAAGGATCAGCAGTAGCATCTTTACCAGGTCTTACATCTAGTGTAGGAGACGTGTCCGTTGTTGCTAGTGGAGCTGCTGATGTTACGTTAACAGGCTTTGCCATAACGTCTGGCTTGGGAACTGCAACAACTAAATCAGTAAACAATATATTTGTTACCAATAATTTATTTGCGACTGGTCAAATTGGAACACCTACAGTTGCAGCACAAGCTACAGTTACTTTAACTGGGTTATCAGCTACTGGAGAAACCAGCAGTATTAACATATGGACGCTTATTGATGACTCGCAAACACCTAATTGGGAAGATGTTGCTGCTTAGTGTATTAATGGTAGCATTTTTCATTTATTATATATAAACTATAGGGACTTATTATGGCAGCTTATACAAACGATTTAAGACTTAAAGAAATTGCAACAGGTGACGAAAGCGGAACTTGGGGTGATTCTACTAACACTAATTTAGAACTTATTGGTGATGCTTTTGGTTATGGAACAGAGGCCATAACAACTAACGCAGACACTCATGCAACAACAATAGCAGACGGTTCAGCAGACGCTGGTCGAGCTATGTTTTTAAAATATACTGGAACTTTAGATTCAACTTGTACTATTACGATTGGACCAAATACAGTTTCAAAAGTATGGATTATAGAAAATGCTACCAGCGGATCTCAAAGCATTATTATTAAACAAGGTTCAGGGGCTACAGTAACTATTCCAACTGGAATGACATCTGTAATTTATTCTGATGGGGCTGGTTCAGGTGGCGCTATGATAGACGCTTTAACAGATTTAAATGTCGCATCTTCACTTAGTATAGGTGGTTCAGGTGTGGCAACAACAGGTAAAGCTATAGCAATGGCTTTGGTTTTCGGATAAAATTAGGACAATATTATGGCAAATCCAAATTTAGTAAATGTAACTTCGATATACGCTAACAGTATAAACGGAGCTTTAGACACTACAGTAACAACTGATTTATTAACTTGTGCAAGTGACAAGCTAATAAAAATTAATAGTATTATTGTTGCAAATATTGACGGTACAAATGCCGCAAGTGTAACAATGGGAATTATTAAAAGTGGTGGTTCAGTAGTTTTATTTGCTTCAACTATTTCTGTTCCAGCAGATGCTACTTTGGTATTGATAGATAAAAATTCAGGAATCTATCTTGAAGAAGGAGACATCTTAGAAGGTGGTGCAAGTGCTAACTCAGACTTAACTTACACCATTAATTACGAAGAACTAGATGACGCTTAAGGAGTACGAATATGGCTCATTTTGCAGAACTTAATTCCAGCAACGTAGTATTACGAGTAATAGTAGTATCTAACGAAGATGTTGATGCTAACGGTGGAGATGAATCTACTGGAGCAGAAAATTTTGTACCTACTATAGTTCCACACTCAGAAAACGGTGTTGCTTGGAAACAAACCTCATATAATAATAATTTTAGAAAACAATACGCAGGTATTGGATACAGCTATGATGCTTCTAAAGATAAATTTATACAAGCCCAACCATATCCATCTTGGACTTTAGATTCTAATGATGATTGGCAAGCGCCAGTAACTTATCCATCTGCTACAAGTGTTTCAGGCAACGATCTTTTTATTAGATGGGATGAAGATAATTTAAGATGGATAGGCTCAACCTTTTTTGGAGAGTCTGAACAAACCGATTATATATGGGATGCTTCTAGTTCAGCTTGGAATGAGGTCTAGCAATGGCTAGTTTAAATGGTGGCATTATCGGAGTTGACAATATTCCAGAGGAAGTAACCACTTCTGAAACTATAACTACTTTTAATTCAAGCGGTACTCTAACCCTACAGCCATCAACCACAACCGTTGATTACTTAGTAGTCGCAGGCGGCGGTGGTGGAGGAAGAGGAGGAAACGGTGGTGGTGGAGCAGGCGGAGGAGGAGGCTTCAGAACAGGGAGCAGTTTTCCAGTTTCAGGGCCAACCATTCCAGTAACAGTTGGTGCTGGATCAGCAGGACCAACAGGTTTCAACCAAAGTGGTGCTGACGGATCAGACTCAGTTTTTTCAAGCATAACATCTGACGGCGGCGGAGGTGGCGGCGCTTATTACGGTCAGCCTGGTAGAACAGGTGGATCAGGAGGCGGCGGTGTTGGAGGTTTCGGCGGAGATGCAGGTGGCGCAGGAAACACTCCTCCAGTAAGTCCATCTCAAGGAAATAATGGTGGTGCAGGTGTTAATGCCAGCACTTTTTCTGGAACTGGCAGAGGCGGCGGAGGCGGCGGCGCATCAGCTGCTGGAGTAGACGGCCCCGTACCAACAACTAACTCAGGAAATGGTGGTGCTGGCTCACCCTCAACAATTTCAGGCTCAGATGTGACCTACGCTGGTGGTGGCGGAGGTGCAGGGATAGGAGCTGGAGGACCATCAGGTTTTACTCCTAATGGAACTGGAGGACCTGGCGGCGGAGGAAATGGTGAAAATCGTAACGCTCCTATAACTCCTGGTGTTGATGGTACTGCAAATACTGGCGGAGGCGGGGGCGGAGGTAATGTTCAGCCTGGAGCCGCTGGAGGATCTGGAGTAGTTATAATTAAAGAGCCTGCATCAACAGTTTTAACAAACACATCAGGGGTTTGGAATTTAGATGCAGTTTATGATGCTGTAAAAGGAGATAATTGGACAAACTAACATGCCTAGACTAATCGGAGCAATACAAAATACTACACCACAACCTGCTGTTATTACTACATTTAACTCAAGCGGTACTTTAACTACTGCACCTTATACAACTGAACTTCAATATGTTGTAGTTGCGGGTGGAGGTAGCGGAGGCGGCCAAATGGGAGGCGGAGGTGGAGCTGGTGGATATCGCAGCTCAGTACCTGGAGAATCTTCAGGTGGAGGAGCTTCAGCAGAGTCCACTACTCCAGTATCAGGCGCAAGTCCATACCCAGTAACAGTTGGTGCAGGTGCATCGGCTTCACCAGGGACAGGCGGCGCTTCAGGTACTGCGCCTTTAGATCCTGGATCTCAAGGAAGTGCTTCTACCTTAGGGACACCAAGCCCTATTTCATCAGTTGGAGGCGGCGCAGGCATGGTTCAAAGTGGCAACGCTCCTCTTGCTCCTGGAGGATCGGGAGGAGGAAATGGAAGATATGGCTCATCGGGTGGGACAGGAACATCTAATCAAGGTTATCCAGGGGGAGCAAACAACCCTGATGATAATACATGTTCTGGCGGCGGCGGAGCAGCAGCGGCTGGCGCAGCGCCAGGAGCAAATAATGCTTCAGGAGCTGGAGGAGCGGGGGTTGCTTCATCTATTACTGGATCACCAGTTGCTCGCGCAGGTGGTGGAGGCGGCGGCGGTCGAAGAGATGGCACTCAGCAAATGGTAACTCCAGGAGCGGGTGGTAACGGAGGCGGCGGTAATGGAGGTGTTTGGCCAACCGCTACAGCAAATGCTTCACCTCCAGCAGTAAGATCAACAGAAGGCACAGCCAATACAGGAGGCGGAGGTGGCGGAGGTGCCGCTAATCCAGTAACTTCAATAGGTAGAGCAGGTGGCTCGGGTGTCGTTATAGTTAAAGAACCCGACAAAGGAGTTTCAGCATCAAGTTGCTGGGATCTCAAAACTTTGTACAGAAATGTAAAAGCAGGCACTTGGCCAACTGTATAATTCTATCTTTTAAGTAATATTTATCTTATAATCAACTCTTTGGAGAGAGAGGTTGAAAAATATTTATTTTTTATGCAGTTTGCCTAGGTGTGGAAACACATTACTTGCATCTATATTAAATCAAAATTTAAAAATAACGGTTACTGCTAATTCTATAGGAGCAGATATTTTATACAGTCTTGAAAAACTGAAACAAAAAGAAATATTCCTTAATTTTCCAGATCACAAATCATTAGATAATTTAATTAAAGAGTCTTTGAACATTTATTATAAAGACCATAAAAGCAATTACATTATTGACAGAAGCGTTTGGGGTACTCCTAAAAATATAGAGCTTATAAAAAAATATATTACCTCAAATCCAAAGTTTATTATTTTAGAAAGGCCTTTTATAGAGATACTAAGTTCTTTTGCTAGAATAAAAAATTGGAATAAAAAAGATTTAAACAATCATTGTTTCTACGAAATGACCGAAGGCATGACCGCTAGATGTTCTTATGCTATATACAACATAATTCAAAGCAATAGCGATTACATAAGAATTGATTATGATGATTTAACAACAAACCCTGAAAAAAATATAAATCGTATTTACAAATTTTTAAATATTCCAAAACATAAACATAGATATGTTGATATGGATCAATTAAATATTAACAATATTAAGTATGATGATAGCGTTTTAGATGGAATACATCATGATGTAAAAGAAGATAAAGTAAAGAAAAACAATTATGATTTAAATATGTATTTAAATGAGTCAATTATAAATAAATATAAAAATGTATCTTTGGAAAGTTTGGGTAAGGCAATTTTTAATAACGAGGTATTGTTTTGAATCTTAAATGGTACTACTGGTATTTTCAATCGGCTATTCCTGAAAGATTGTGTGATGAAATAGTTCGTTACGGTAAAGAACAAAATAAAGAAATGGCTCTTACAGGTAGCGCTAATAAAAAAAACCTAACCAAACTAGAACTTAAAAACATTCAAAAAAAACGCAAGTCTGATATTGTATGGATGTCAGATAGGTGGATATACAAAGAAATACAACCTTACATCCATCAAGCAAATGCTAACGCTGGTTGGAATTTTGAATGGGATTTTAGCGAGGCTTGTCAATTTACCGAATACAAAAAAGGTCAGTTTTACGATTGGCATTGCGATTCTTACGAAGAACCTTACAACAATATTGAAAATCAAAATATGCATGGCAAGTTAAGAAAGCTTAGCATGACTGTATGTTTGAGTGATCCTAGTGAATATCAAGGTGGTGATTTAGAGTTTGATTTTAGAAACACAGACGAAGGTTCTCAACCAAGAGTATGCGAAGAAATTAGAGAGAAAGGCAGCGTTATTGTCTTTCCGTCTTTTGTTTGGCATAGAGTCAAACCAGTAACCAAAGGAATACGACACTCCTTAGTGTGTTGGAATTTAGGATATCCATTCAAGTGATTAATTTTTTAATTGATTTATTTTTTGTATTATTAGCCGCAGGACTTGTTATGGCGTGGTGTGATAACAACAACCACCCATTATGATAGAAAAACTACTAAATCCAAAAACTGAAAATTACAGAGATTTAAAAAATATTATACTAACAGAAAAAATAGCTTGGTATTATCATAACAAAACCACTCTTTCAAAAGATCAAGATATTGATTTTTTTAGTCATGCTCTTTTAAGTAGACCGCAACACGAAAATAATGGAATACAAGTGCCTGCTGTTAGCTCTCCTAATTCTGTATATTTTGAAAAATGTTATTTTATATTAAAAGAAATATTAGATTTTAATAATATAAATTTTGACGTTGTTTATAGAATGAATCTTAATTTAACTTTACATAATACTTTAAAAGAAAGTTTGCCTCATACAGATTTAAACCTGCCTCACAAAGTTTTAATTATTTACTTAAACGAATTTAAAAATGGAAAAACAATAGTTTTAGATAAAAATAATAAAAAGTTTTATTCAAACCCAAAAGAAGATGGAGTAATTATTTTTGATGGTAAGCTTTTGCATTATCATGAAACTCCTGAACTACATGAAAAAAGATTAGTGATGGTTGCAAACTTTCAATAGGAGAAAATAATGAGTTTTAAAAAAAATAGTTATCAAGTTATAGAAAGTGCTATATCTAAAGAATTAGCAGATTTTTGTTATCAATACTTTTTAAACAAAAGAGCAGTCGCAAGACATCTTTTTGATAATAGATACATATCTCCTTATACAGAATATTTTGGCATTTGGAACGATCAACAAATACCCGAAACATATTCACATTACTCAGATATTGTAATGGAAACTTTATTACAAAAAGTTAAAACGATTATGGAAAAAGAATCTAAGGTAAAGCTTATAGAAACTTATTCTTATGCAAGAATTTATAAAAAAGGTGACGAGCTAAAAAGACACAAAGATCGATACTCTTGTGAAATATCTACTACTATGAATTTAGGTGGTGATGATTGGCCTATATTTTTAGAACCATCAGGTGAAGAGGGTAAAAAAGGGGTAGAAGTAAACTTAAAACCAGGAGATATGCTAATGTATCGTGGATGCGATTTAGAGCATTGGCGTGAACCATTCAAAGGTAAAGATTGCGGACAGGTGTTTTTGCATTATAATGATGCTAGTGGCAAAAATGCCGAAAGCAACAAATATGACGGTAGACCTATGATTGGATTGCCCTCATATTTTAAAGGAGCTTAATATGGATATATTAATACCATTAGTAATAGTAACATTAGTTTTAGCTTGGTCTGTAAAAAAATTCAAACCTGAGCTTTGGAATAAAGTTACATCTAAACTCAAGAAGTAACATGTCTTGGTGGAAAAAAGTAGTACATTTTTTTACGCCTCTTAGTTCAGCAGAACTACCCAATCCTCTTAAACAGAAGATGGAAACCGTTAGGGCTAGGAATAAAAAAGGCAGGTATGTTGCTGACGATCCTAGCACTCCAGACGTAAACGAAGCTTATACAAAAGTTCCAAAAAAAAGAGGCCGACCTCGTAAGAAAAAATAATGTATGAGTATAGTTGCCAGGTCACTAGGGTGGT